TCCGTCTTGCTCCAAGGGCGGAACGTTCTGTACATTACGCTGGAAATGGCAGAAGAACGCATTGCTGAAAGAATTGATGCAAACCTCCTGAATGTTCCTATTCAAGATATTGCAGATCTTCCAAAGCAAATGTTCGAGAATAAGGTCACAAATCTTGCTAAGAAAACTCAAGGTACTCTGATTATTAAAGAGTATCCTACTGCTTCTGCACACTCTGGTCACTTCAAGTCTCTTCTCAATGAACTTGCATTAAAGAAGTCATTCTATCCAGATATTATCTTTATTGATTATCTGAATATTTGTGCTTCTTCGCGATTTAAGGGTGGAAGTAATATTAACTCTTATACATTGGTTAAATCCATCGCAGAAGAACTTCGTGGTCTTGCTGTGGAGTTTAATGTTCCTATTATGAGTGCTACTCAGACTACTCGTTCTGGTTATGGTTCTTCTGATGTTGAACTGACCGATACTTCAGAATCATTCGGTCTTCCTGCAACTGCTGACTTGATGTTTGCATTGATTTCAACAGAAGACTTGGAAGGTCTTGGACAGATTCTTGTAAAACAACTTAAGAACCGATATAATGATCCAACTATTCATAAGCGATTTGTAGTTGGTATTGATCGTGCAAAAATGCGTCTTTATGACTGCGAACAATCTGCTCAAAATGATATCCTTGACAATGGAAAGGATGAAGAGTATGATTATGAAGAAAAGAAACCTAAAAAATCATTCGAAGGATTTAAATTCTGATATGACTATTGATCTTAATAAGTATGTTGAGTTTGTTAATATGACAACCTCAAAACCAAGTAAGGAACATACTCCATTCATTGATCGTCTAATGGAACTTCGTCAAGAAGAATTTCCTACTGAACGACTGCTTACTGCTGCTGTGGGGATGTCTGCTGAGGCAGGTGAGTTTACTGAGATTGTAAAGAAGATTGTCTTTCAAGGTAAACCAGTGAATCAAGAAAATCTGTTTCACCTGAAGCGTGAACTTGGAGATATTATGTGGTATGTTTCTCAAGCGTGTATTGGACTTGATATTTCTCTTGAAGAAGTTATTCAAATGAACTTTGAGAAACTGAATGCTCGTTATCCTGAAGGTGCTTTTACTATTGAGCGTTCTGAAAATCGTGTGGAGGGAGACCTGTGAGTAAAGAAAAACAAGTAACAATTAAAATGGATGTTCACGCTGCAGCAGCAGTTCGTCAAGTTCTGTTCGATGCTCAAAAAGGATATACTTATGACGAAGTAAGTGTTCCTCCTCGGGTATCTGATATTCGTGGAGTTATTGTTCAACTTGATGAAGGTATTGGTTCTGCTTTAGGCGTTTGAATAAATACTTAGAAAAATCTAAGATGAATTTTTCTGAGTGGCGAAGATTGCAAAAAGATTCGGAGATGTTTAACATTTCTGGATCTTTTGTTGCAGAAGGAATATCAAGACAACACTTTGAAAAAATTGTTCATAATTTCCTTCCATTTGTAAAAAGAGAACTGAATATTAAAGAACTTCCTAAGATTCACTTTATTGATGATCCAAAGTTTGCAAAGAGAATCGCAGCATTCGGTCAGATTAAAGATAATCATATCGTGATTGATATTCAAGGAAGACAGACAATGGATATCTTGAGAACCCTTGCTCACGAACTTACTCATTATCGTCAACATAAGAAAGGAGTGAATGGAAGCGGTCACGCTGGTGCTCCAACAGAAAACGAAGCAAATAAACTTGCAGGAACAATCGTAAGAAAGTTTGGCGAGAAACACTCTGGACTATTTGAACTTCCTTCAGTGAATGAAGCAAAGAAGAAGAGAAGAAATATGATTGATATTGATAGTGATCACTATCCAATGGAACTTTCTTAGTTAATAAATAACTAAAAAGTATTGTTAAAAATGGATCCACAAATTCTGAGAGAAGCAATGACTGCTTATGAAGCAGTCTATAACGAAGATTTACGTGTAGAGTTGGAAGAGCAGCAAGCATTTGAGAACTGGGTAAATTCACTTGTAGAAGAAGGTTATGACCTGAGTGAGTATACTTGGGAAGAGATGTATGAGGCATATTTGAGCGAAATTCCCACATCAACACAGATGGGTGGAAAACCTGCACCTGCAGCAAAACCACAAGCACCTGTAATGACTGCATTTTCTGCTGGTGGTGGTAAAGCAAAAGTTCAAAAATTAATGAAAACTGGAATGAGTGGTGTTGAGGCAAACAGAAGAGTCTCTGCAACTGGTGAATATCTCCAAAAGCAAGCAGCAAAACCACAACCACAATTAAAAGGTTTATCAATTGGTAAGGGTGGATTTCAGATTAATGCAAAACCAACAGCAAAGCCACCTGCAACTCCTGCAGCAAAACCTGCCGCTACCACTCCTGCAGCGAGACCTGCAGCGAGACCTGCCGCTACCACTCCAGCAGCGAAACCACCTGCAGCAAAACCAGCACCAACTGCAACACCAAAACCAGTCACACAACCACCAGAGTCAAAATCTCAAGCATCTGCTGGAGAAATTCGTGGTATGATTGGAAGATCAATGGAAAGACAAGCAGCTTCAGCACCTGCAGCAAAACCAACACCAACCTCTCCAGCAAGACCTATGGGTTCAAGAAAACCAGGAAGCATTGTTTCTGGTTTTGATTTATTTGATGTTGTTAAGGGTCACCTTCTTGATGAAGGATATGCTGATACCGAAGAGGCAGCACTAGCAATCATGGCTAACATGAGCGAAGAGTGGAGAGAGAGTATTGTTAGTGAAGCAGTAAAGGGTGAGTCTCCAGAAAGAAGAAAGGCACTTGCAGCAGAAAGAAAATCAGGTGTTAAACCACTTTCTGCAAAAGAAGGTGAGAAATATGCAAGTCATAAACTTTCTCAAATGGCTCATTCAAAGCGTAGAAGAATGGGTGATGACGACTGATAAATAACCACGGAAGGTTGCTTTTGCCCGCTTGACTTTTTGTTGAGCGGGTTTTATAATATCTAAACTTGGGGATATAGCTCAGTTGGTAGAGCGCGGTCTTTGCAAGGCTGATGTCAGGAGTTCGAGTCTCCTTATCTCCACTTCTAAATACCTATAAAACGAGTCCTATGTCTAAGGCAGTTAATTTGGGTTCTGTAATGGAAGGAATATTTGCCATTGCGGTTGGACTTATAATGTGTGAAAGTGATGCACCCGGTAGACAGTTGACAGCAGCGAACGTTAATTCTATTCGCAGTCAAGTTACTAACTCTATGTATACAAGAGCTGGATTCAAAAAAGTTCTTTTTCGTGGTAAACAATTTAAATTGAATACGCCAGGAACTAAACCGAATTATGTTCCAGATTTTGTCACAGTAACGCTGCAAGTTAGTTTGAAAGAAGGAGAAGTTGCTAGTGCTTATGGTAAAAAATACTTTGATAATACTAAAGAGGCAGTAATTCAAAGTCTTATTAATCAGGTGGTTAATTCTGCCACTAAGTATAAAAGAGATTTGAGAAACGCACAAGATCAATATCTTCTTAATAATAAACCTGAAAAGGTTGATGTTGTTATAGTTGCTGATGGTGTTGGTGGTGAATTGTCTGGAGGAGATCTTAAAGGTGATGTAGCAGTTAATATTACAATTAATGGAACACCTATTATAAACAGAAATTTAAATTATTCTTTAAAAGCAGGAACCACTCCAAGTAAAACTATATCAAATGAGAGTCCATATAAATCTTTAACTAGAATAAACGAAACGTTTAAATTGGGAATTGATACTAAACAATATAATTTTTTAGAGGCATCTGCAAGATTACCTGCTGAAAAATTTCAGAAGGTAAAATATACAACTATGTTTTATAATGAAGTTATTGATGGATTAGTAGAATCTTTTAAAACTGGAGCTGGATCTCCTAAGGCTTGGGAATTTCTTAAAAAAGCGGCTTTTGGTAAAGATTATGCTCAGGTAGTCTCTATAGGAACTTCCGCAACTTATGAATCCAGCATTGAATATATTGACGCTCTTCAAAGAAGATATCCAACATTAACAGCTAAAAGAGTAGGTGATAATGTTAAATTTTACATATTTGAAATAAATAAACCTCTTTTTCAAATAAGATTCAAAAATAGATCAAAAATTACTGGTCCAGGTGAAGCATCCATTTCCGAATTAAAAATGATGATAGAGACTGAAAAAATATTTAAACAACCTTCAAACTGGGATCCTAAAGTAGGTAACATTGGTGTTTGATAAATAACTAGAAAGCAAATAAGTGCAATAAGATACATTAATGAAAAGTTTTTTCCAATTTTTATCCGAAGCAACAGAATCGCAAGCAGCAGTGCAGGCGAAGAAACTTGGTTACCGTGGAGACGGTCATGGAGGATGGCTTGACCGCTCTGGTAAAGTTGTTGCGAGAACAGAAAAAGGAAAACTTAAGTTCATTGATGGTCGTGGTGCGAAAGGTACTGAGCAACCAGCAGCGGGAAGACAACCAACTGCTGCAGTTCCAACTGCACCACAACCTCAGGTAATGCAAGAACCTGTGCCACAACCTCAAGCAGCATCGGGACAGGCACCTGAAGAGCAACCTGCAGAAGAATTGCCGCCACTCACTGTTGTTTTTGGTCGCTTCAATCCACCAACAGTGGGACACGATAAACTTCTCAAGTCAGCGAAAAGAATTTCTGCTGGAGGAGATATTAAGATTTATCCTTCAAGATCTCAGGATCCTAAGAAGAATCCTTTAGATCCTGATTCTAAAGTTTCTTATATGAAAAAAATGTTCCCCGATTTTGAAGAGAACATTATTAATGATGATAAGATGAAGACTATTTTTGATGTTCTTGTTGCTGCAAATGAAGAAGGATATACTAATGTAAATATCGTTGTTGGATCTGATCGCCAGGCAGAGTTTGAAAATCTTGCACAAAAGTATAATGGAGAACTATATAACTTTGATTTAATTCGTGTTGTGTCTGCTGGTGTGAGAGATGCAGATGCAGAAGGTGTAGAAGGAATGTCTGCATCCAAGATGAGAAAAGCAGTAATTGATGGTGACTTTGATTCTTTCCGTAGAGGAACACCAAAGACATTGAATGATGCTGATACTCAAGCACTCTTTAATGCAGTCCGTCAAGGAATGCAAGTTAAGAAATTGAAGGTAAAGAAAGAAAGTTATGCATTATGGGAGATTGCTCCGAAGTATGATATGAGAAATCTTCGTGAGAATTATGTAAGAGGAAAGATTTTTAGAATCGGAGATAAGGTTGAAAACTTAAACACTGGTTTGATTGGTGAAGTTATGCGTAGAGGAACCAATCACTTAATCTGTGTGACTGAAGAAGGGTATATGTTCAAGTCTTGGATTAAAGATGTGATGGAATATACTGAAGTGAAGATGGATAGTATGTACAGAGCACCAGGAAAACCTAATACTCTTCTAGGAACAACAGGATATTTGAAGTATGCACTCAAACAAACTCCTGGAGCATCTTTAGGAAAAGAAAATCTTCAAGCAGGCGGAGTTTCATTTTTAGACAAATTTATAAATAAGTATAAGAAACAAAAAGTACGTGCTTAATTAAGATGTCTACTAATCCTCTGAATGATATTTCCAGAGTTTATCTGGAGCAGGTCGCTGCTGTTGAAGAAGGAATGACAATGAAGGACTTCAAAAAACAAAGAAGTCGTCAAAAGCAAAAGGAAAAGAGAGCAGCAGATAAGATTGCTCCTGGTCGTAGAAAGGATATTCATACTGATAGACTTTCTCCAGAGAGAGCAGCAAGACATCGTGCTAATGTAGATCCTGACTTTGAGGGTAATGATGAAAGAAATTATCCTGGTGGTAAATTGAATCCAAAGAAAGTTCGCAAAGCAAAGGCGATGGGAGAACTTGGAGAATCAGCAGTTCCTGGAAAACCAGCAGAAAGACTTGGTGCTGTAACTGCTATTCCAAAGGCAGAAAGAGAGGCTGCTAGAGAAAGAGCACTTGCAAAAGCAAAAGCAATGAGAGATAAGAAAAAAATTAAAGAAGCACTTGATCCTGTAGGTCAAGAGGATGCTGATGTTGATAATGATGGTAAGAAGAATACAAAGTCTGATAAGTATCTCCTAAAGCGTAGAGCAGCAATCGGAAAAGCAATCGGAACCAAAACAGAAGCATTGGATCCTGTTGGTAAAGAAGATAAGGATATTGATAATGACGGTGATCATGATAAGAGCGATAAGTATCTCTTGAATCGCAGAAAGGTCCGTTCAAAAGTAATTGCAAAAGAAGGATACTCAAATTGGAGAGAAGATCTTTCTGAAGTTGCAGAATATATCTCTAAAGATAAGAACGATGAAAAGATTACTGAAAAAGCAGTAAAAAATAAAATCAAAATTAATCCTAATATTGGCGAAGCAGTAGAAAGTCTTGGTGGAACTCTACTTGAAATGGTAGAGGTTGATGAGTTTGATTTTATTGTTGAGAGTGTTTATGATGAACTTCTTGATGAAGGTTATGAAGATGATGATATTGAAGAAGCACTTGAGTTTGCACTGACTGAAGCAAAAGTAACTTTTGGTCACGACACTCCATCGATGGAGAAGAAAAGAGAGAGTCTATTAAGCGTTGCTAAAAGAAAACTTTCTGGAGTAAAGAAAGCAGTAAAAAAAGCAGTAGCAAAAGGTGCTGGTGCAATTGAAAGATCTGCAGGTGGAGTAAGAAGAAAACTGGAAGCACCTCCAGAAGGAAAGTATAGAGGTACTGGTGCTGGCCAAAAAGAAAAGGTGAGTAGCGGTTCTTATACCTCTTCTCCAACCAAAAAGAAAGTAGAAAAGCCTGCTGATCCTTGGGAAGGTAGTGCAACTACTCCACCAAAAGCAAAGAAAAAGAAAGCAGCAGCACCAAAAGCAAAGACCACTAAAGTAAGTAGTGGCACTGCCAAGGCTGCTAAGGCACCAGCAAGAAAAAGAAAGTCAAAATTAGATGACCTTCTTGCAAGCGTAAGAAGTGAGGGATTATTTGATGGTTCAATCAAACAATATCCTTCAGGACCAATAGCAAAACCAAAACCATCTCCTATCAAATCTTCTCCATCTAAATTTCAATCTGGACCAAAAATTAGTCAAATGAACTCTTATGAACTAGAAGGAAATCAGATTGATGAAAAAACTTTAACTCCTGCTGAGACTAAAGAAAAGGAAAGAATTGTAAAGTCAATGAAACCAAAACTAGCAGATTTTGAAAAGAGATATCCTGGTCGTGGTGAAGAGGTAATGTATGCAACTGCTACTGAACTTGCAAAGAAAATTGCTAAGTGATTTCCTAAATAGGTTAGGATACTCTTTATAGGAGGTTATTATGTCCGCTCTAGTAGCATGGTGTCTTGCCAATCAGGCACTTATCGCAACCGTACTCTTTGCAGTTTCTGAAGCACTTGGAGCTAATCCAAAGGTAAAATCAAACGGAATTCTTTCACTTGTTCTTCTCCAAGCTCAAGCAGCACTGAAGAAGAAAGGTGCAACCGATTTGACGCCTTGAGATAACTTAAAACTTAATAGAGACCTCATTTTGGGGTCTCGTTTTTTTATAAATAATTTCTAGCAAATAACTTTTACGGAAAAGAACATGGCACTCTGGGGAAATAATGACAACAAAGGTTCTGGAGGCACAGTATCATTAAATTATACTACGCTCGAAGTAACCGGAACTGGGACAACATTTGGTCAGGTTGGCGCAGCAGCAACTGGCGATGTTATCCGATTTGGTATTCGTGGTGGCGGTGGCACCTATTTTGGAGACGCTGTAATTGTTGGTATTGCTAGCACAACTTCTCTTTCAATCGCTTCAACTGCTGGATTAAGTGGTGCTGCAATCGCCGCAACTGCATTTTATGTTAGTGAACTGCCAAAATATACAGTTCTTGACAGCACTTATAGTAATGCTAATGACGCTGCACAATCATTAGCAACTCTAACTATCACAGGAACTGCAACCACCAATGCTAATATTGGTACAAGCATTATTCCAGTTGTTCCTCCAAGTGGATTAATCGCTGGAGATTTAGTGTTAAATGGTGGAAATAATCTTGTTATTTCTGCGGTTGGCACAGTAAATATTACACTTGGATCTACAATCTCAGCAGGAATTGCAACAGGCGATACTCTAACCTTCAAGAGATATGTTGATGGTTATGACAAGCAAGTATATGGAATTTCTACTGATAGTGTTCCTGCTGCTTATAGTGGATTTGCTCACCAAGGTTGGGTTGGTATTATGACATATGTTGATTGTCAGGGTAATTTTAGAGTGAAGTCTGAAACTCTTGTTGCAATGTCTGGTATTACCACTGGCACTGATGGAATTCTTTATCCAACACCTGTCTGATTAATATATGATTTTCAATGAATTGAATGAGGATAACTTTCTTCTCTTTGCTATTAAAAATTATGAAAATCCTCAGGCGGTCACAAAAGAGGATTTTGAAAAAGATTTAAATCACTTTAAGTATATTAAAAGGTTATTGAAGAGATATAAAAGAGAAGGTGAACTTAAAACTCATCTTCTCTTAAATCACTTTATTATTCTTTATAATATTTTTGGTGAAGCAACAACTCCAATGTTATTTTTTAAAATTGAAAAAGAGTTGTGGTCTGCATTAAAATCTTTTATTATTTTTTTGAACAGGTTGCCAGAATATCCAAAGTCAGGAATTCATGATATACAAGTTGACTTATATTGTTTAGCAGAACTTAACAAGATCTACAATGGAAAAGAAGAAACTTGATTGGATTATTTCTGTAATCAGAGAGCAAATGGTTGCAAATGCTCCTGGAGGTTCTGGTGGATTTAGTGGTTCTGCTGAAGCAAAAGGACCAACTGCTGGTTTTGATCCTGTAATGGGACTAAGAAGAAGAAAAGGTCCTCAAATTAAACTTCCACCTGGATCACGTAAGAGGTGGATGAAACCAGAATAATAAATACAAATAATACTACTTGAGGTTATTACTTTGTAAATTGTAGTAGACAAATAATAACCTCAAAGAACAATGTTCGGACAAGACTCAAAAATTAAAGTTGCAGTGCTTGAAGAAAGAGTAAAAATTCATGAGGAAATGGTAGAGCGTGTAGATGCCGCCATTCAAACTTTAAGCGAAACAAATCAAAATATTTGTAAAATGCTTGCTGTTCATGATGAAAGAATTTTCAATTGTGCAAGAAGTGATGAAGATATCAATGAGAAAATGGGGAAACTTGAAATAAAAGTAGATGAACTTTCTAAGTTTAAATGGATGGCAGCAGGTGTTGTAGCACTTGCTTTATTGTTTGTTCCATTTGTAACAGATTTTATAAATTCATCAATAAACTCTTTAACTGAACAAGTTAAAACTAAATAATCAAGTGTTGGCGATACTGCCAATGAAAATTAAAAATAAAACATCCATTTACTCTCTTCAAAAGATTACAAACTCAGTTATAAAGTGGACAGGTCTTATAACTGTTTTGTGTCTTGACAAAACGAGGTAGTCTGGTAGACTAGATATACACTTTAAAGATTGGTTATGGACTTTGTTGATGTAAAGTACATCAATTTGTTATCTACGCGATTTCAAAAATTTAAAAAGGTAAAACATAATCTTTATAATTTTCGTTGCCCAATTTGTGGAGATTCTCAAAAGAACAAAAATAAGGCAAGGGGATATCTGTATCAAGTAAAGAATAATACAAACTTTAAGTGTCATAATTGTGGTGTCAATGTTTCTTTCAATAATTTTCTAAAGCAAATAGATCCTGTAGTTTATAAGCAGTATACATTCGAAAAGTTCAAGGAAGGGCATACAGGAAAATCCTTTACAGTAGAGGAACCAAAGTTTCATTTTGAAGCACCAAAATTCAAACCAAAGTTAGATTTACCAAAAGCATCAGCAAATCCTGATGCAAAAAAATATCTGGAAAATAGAAAATTAAATCCAGATAACTATTATTACACCGAAAAATTTAAGGAGTGGACCAACTCTCTCCAACAAACATTCGACAGTACAGATAAAGATGAACCAAGGATTATTATTCCTTTGTTTTATCAAAATACTCTGGTCGGATTTCAGGGTAGAGCACTTGGTCCCAGCAAGGTTAAATACATCACTGTAATGCTTAATGATGACTCACCAAAAATCTATGGTCTTGATGAAGTCCAAAAAACTGAAACTGTCTACATCACAGAAGGTCCCTTCGACTCAACTTTCATTCGCAACGCGATTGCTCTTTGTGGAGCTGACGGTGATCTTGACAAGTGGAATATTCGCAGGCGTGTTTGGATTTATGATAACGAACCACGTAATGCAGAAATCACCAACAGAATCGCAAAGCGTATTAGTGAAGGCGAAAGAATTGTAATTTGGCCTTCCTCCATTAAGGAGAAAGACATTAATGATATGATTTTATCTGGACTTGATGTTCAAAATGTGATAGAATCAAATACTTATTCTGGTTTAGAAGCAAAACTTAAATTTACTCTCTGGAAGAAAATATGAGCAACGGAACAAAAGTTAAGAAGCGTGATGGTCGAATTGAGTCTCTTAACCTAGACAAGATGCATCTGATGGTTGAAGAGGCATGTAAAGGTCTTGCAGGTGTCTCTGCAAGTCAAGTTGAAATGACTTCTGGAATTCAGTTTTATGATGGAATTACAACCGCAGAGATTCAAGAAATTCTGATTCGTTCTGCCTCTGATTTGATTGATTTGGATCATCCAAATTATCAATATGTTGCTGCTCGTCTGCTTCTTTTTGCAGTTCGTAAGCAACTTTATGGAAAGATGAAAGATCTTCCAACACTTGAGCAACACATTGTTGATTGCGTGTCTGCTGAAGTTTATGATAACGATATCTATAACAAGTATTCTCAAGAAGAGATTGCTCGTGCAGAATCTTTTATTGATCATGACCGTGATTTTTTATTCACTTATGCAGGTCTCAGGCAAGTAGTTGATAAGTATCTGGTTCAGGATCGTAGTTCAGGTGGAGTGTATGAGACTCCGCAGTTCATGTATATGATGATTGCTCTGACTATCTTTGCAGAGTATCCAAAAGAAACTAGAATGTCATATGTCAAGAGGTATTATGACGCAATCTCCAAACACAAAATCAACATCCCAACTCCCATCATGGCAGGAGTGCGAACGCCACTTAGACAATTTGCTAGTTGTGTTCTTGTTGATGTTGATGACACCCTCGATTCTATCTTTAGCTCTGATATGGCTATTGGTAGATATGTTGCACAGAGGGCGGGAATCGGCATCAACGCTGGTAGGATCCGTGGCATCAACAGCAAAATCAGAGGGGGAGAAGTTCAACACACGGGTGTTGTACCATTTCTCAAAAAGTTTGAAGCAACTGTCAGATGTTGCACGCAGAATGGCATACGAGGTGGATCCGCGACAGTCCACTTCCCAATCTGGCACCAAGAAATAGAAGATATTCTAGTTCTCAAAAACAACAAGGGAACGGAAGATAATCGTGTTCGTAAACTTGATTATTCTATTCAAATTAGCAAGTTGTTCTATGAAAGATTTATTCAAGACGGTGAGATCACGCTTTTCTCCCCTCATGATGTACCTGGACTTTATGATCGCTTTGGACTCCCTGGTTTTGATGAGCTCTACTGTGCATATGAGAAAGATTCGTCCGTTTCGAAAAAGACTGTTAAAGCGCAGGAACTTATTCTTAACCTTCTCAAAGAACGTGCGGAAACGGGTCGTGTCTATATTATGAATATTGATCACTGCAATTCACATTCATCCTTTAAGGATAAAGTGAATATGAGTAATCTTTGTCAAGAAATTACTTTGCCTACTGATCCTATTCAACATATTGATGATCATTTGGGTGAGATTGCTCTTTGTATTCTTTCCGCTATTAATGTTGGGAAAGTAAAGTCTGATGAAGAACTTGAAGAACTTTGTGATCTTTCTGTTCGTGGCCTAGATGAATTGATTGATTATCAAAAATACCCCGTAGTGGCGGCAGAAATCGCCACTAAGGCACGTCGTTCTCTTGGTGTAGGTTTTATTGGTCTTGCCCACTATTTGGCAAAACTTGGATTCGATTATGATTCTCAAGAAGCATGGGATGCAGTTCATGGTCTTTCTGAGTCCTTCCAATATTATCTTCTGAAAGCATCTAATCAACTTGCCAAAGAAAAAGGTCATTGCGAATACTTTGGACGTACTAAGTATGCTGATGGAATTCTTCCAATCGATACTTATAAAAAAGATGTAGACGAAATTTCATCCATTTCTTATCAGCATGATTGGGAAGAACTTAGAGCATCGATCCTGGAACACGGTCTCAGGCACTCAACACTGTCCGCACAGATGCCATCGGAGAGCAGTTCCGTTGTGTCAAACGCAACCAATGGAATCGAACCACCTCGCGGATTTTTGTCCGTTAAGAAGAGTAAAAAAGGACCACTTAAACAGATTGTTCCTCAGTATTATACACTTAAGAACAATTATACGCTTCTGTGGGATATGTCTAGTAACAATGGTTATATTAACGTTGTTGCTGTTATGCAAAAGTTCTTTGATCAAGCGATATCTGGAAACTGGTCGTATAATCCAGAAAATTATGCCGATAATGAAGTTCCTGTGTCAGTGATGGCAAATGACTTTTTGACTACATACAAGTACGGGTGGAAAACTTCTTACTATCAAAACACTTATGATATTAAGACTGATGAGGTAGTAGAAG